TGTGACGACTGGCTTGTTCCAAATACTTTTGCAGTTCAGCGATCTGTTGTGCTTGCAATTCATTTTGTTCAACAAGTCTTTGTAGAGCCTCTAAAGGATCAAAATTTGGGTCAATCATTCTCATTGTGCGTCCTTGTGTAACATTGTTAGACCTTGAATCAACATTGGTATTGCACGATGATCAAAGTTTAATTCAACTGAGTGACCTCTGATAATTTTAGTATAATCATGAAGTTGAATATAGGCCAAATTCTCGTCTTTGCGCAAAGTCATGTAAGGTGTGCCATCAGGCTTGGTTAATTCAATCTTCATTGTAGGTCCTCGTGACTCTTTTTACCACAGCGTTGCATGTGGTGTCTGCGTTCCATTAGTATGCAGTTGTCCTTGTGCCATGAATCTTCTAAGTCCCAGCGTGTGAGACAAAGACTGTCAGCCAAGCGACCTCTGCGGTGATATTCTGTGCCCCACAATGACAGCCAAGTTTCAAAGTCCAATTCCCAAGACTCTTTGCGGAACTGTGCTTGATTCTTTTGCTGTATGTAAGCGCGGTATTGACGATGGCGTTCTGGGTCTGGGCCACTGCGCCAAGTTTGTGGACGGGGTGCTCGTTTAGGCATCTGAACCCTTGAAAAAATCTTCAAAACTAGGACGCTTCGCGCTGTCTTGTCTGCGCCATTCATCCATGATAACTGCAATCATTTCATCTTGGCTAGCGTGTTCCCAAGCAATAATAGGTTTGCTGTCAGCGTTGATAACATCATCGCGATCTTGCATTTTCTTTTTCTTTAGGCCAGTGAGAATAAAGCCATGTTCAGGACTGCGTAGAATATGACTCCAATACTTGTTGTTCATGTTAAGTGGATCAATCCAAGTAGTGTAGGGCAGTCTGTCATCTAGGCCTACCATGGTGACTTCAGTGACCTCACCACCATGTCTGGATCTTTTTTGTTCTTGCTTTATGATTGCGTAATGTCGTGCCATTGTGTATCTCCTCTTTAGACAGTGTATTTATGTCTGCAATAAAAAACTTACCTTTTTCCGGATTGAATAACACTCACAGTGTTGCCTACGCGATTGACAACATAGGTAGAGTTGTTGGTAATCACTGTAGAGGTCGATGTTCTAATGTCACTGACACCATTGCTAGGTGCTTGTGGCATTTGGTAAACAACGGGACCTTTGTCCAACAATGCTGTGCCATAGTCCCAACCACTTTGCGTTGCACAACCAGTCAATGACAGTGTAGCAAGAATTAGAATCAATTTCATATCAGCCTTTCTGTGTGTAAAAGTAAGTCCACTTTGAGGAGCCCCAATCCTTTCGAGTTGTTGCAGTGGACTTGTGTTTATTATACAATATTTCGCACTCGCTGTCTAGTGCTTTTGATAAAAAAGCGCACTCGTTAAAATGCGCTTTTTTGTGTTAAACTTTTACAAAACGGTCACGCTTGCTGTCATACTGCAATGTAAAAGCATATTTGTAGACTTCGTAAGTAAGTTCGTTTTGTTGGCCTTTGAATGGGGCCATGTGTGCGTAGGGCACTGTGTCTTGTGCTAGTGTCTCTTTAATGCGCTTAATGCGTTGTTTTACATTATTTGTATGACTATAAAAATGGGGTTTGTCTTCTAAATTTTTGTTAACTGCACGAATAACAAATGTTGTTTTTTGCTTTTGCATTTTGGTCTCTCTAAGTTAAGTTTTGTAACAGCATTATTGCTACTACAAAAACAATTATATGGCCAAACAGTGTTTTGGTCAAGTGTTTTTTACAGTTGTTGCAAAAATACAACACGCACATAAAGAGTGCAAAAGACCTTACAGTTAACAGGGTTATTATGTTAGTAAGCACTAACTAACTCAGATGTTGCATAAAAACAACACTGTAATACAGTGTTGACAATAGCATATTTTGGCCATATAATAGTGACACTGTTTAGCAATAGTGCAAGACAAAACTTGTTGCAAAAATACAACAAAAAAGTTGTTGACAGCGAGTCCAAAATGCACTATAATAAACACATACACAGCAATAATGCAGTGTATATTTTTTAACTTAGAGAGAGCAAAATGCAACACTACACACAATTACTTTTTATTGAAGACCAAAAACGAATGCTTGAACGCTTGCGAGTGCGCTTAACTGAGGTCACTAGCGACAAAGTTAAACGACAAATTAAACGACAAATTAAAAGCATAGAGGCCTATCTAGCAAAAATGGACGCTTAATTAAACGCAAAGTAAAACACTAAAAGCGCATTCTACAACGAGTGCGCTATTTTTTGTTTATCATAAATACAAGACAGCAAAAGGAACTTAAAATGAAATACAGCCTAGTAGTAGGACTTGGTAATTTTGGCCGAGTCTACAAAACAATCTTAGAACAAATGAAACACCGTGTTTACACAGTGGACCCTTATAACGCGAGTGCAGATTTTAGCAGTATTGCAGAAACTATAAACATAGAATTTGAAACAGCACACATCTGCACTCCAAATTACAGTCATTATGCACTAGCACGCCAGGCCGCAGTAAACAGTCGAATCGTTTTTGTAGAAAAGCCTGGATTCGAAAGCGCAGAACATTGGTCAAGCATACAAGATGAGTTTCCCGGGACTCGTTTTACAATGACCAAAAATAATCAATATAGAAGCAACATAAAAGAATTAAAACAACTTGCCCGCGAGTGCAAGAACATTCACTTGCATTGGATTAACTATGACAGAGTTCCAGGTCCAGGCAGTTGGTTCACTAACCAAGATCTCGCATTTGGAGGCGTTAGCAAAGATTTGGCTCCCCATATGTTTAGTCTTGTTGCAGTGTTAGAACCTAACTATAAAAATATCGCGTGGAGCAATCCAATTACATTTAGAAATTGGCGCTTGAATGATCTCACAACAACTGCCTATGGCCAGATAAACGAAAAGGGTGTCTACGATGTGGATGATCGTTTTGAAATCTCGGGCACTTTAAATCGACAGCGACAGTATCATGTTCGCACAGATTGGCGTAGCATGACACACACAGATGTAGGCATACATTTTGGTGAGCATTTTGTAGAACTGGGATTGTGTCCAGAAGATGCTTATGTTAAAATGATTGACACAGCCATGCAAAATTTTGATAATCAAGCATTTTGGAATGAACAAAGAGCACAAGACCAATGGATACAAAAACTCATAACAATCTAACAGTTTTATACACTAGTGGACAAGGCCATTTTGAACAACGGCCTTGGCAATGTCCTAATCCCAAACACGATGAGATTCGTGTTGCTAGTGTTTACACTGGAGTTTGTCGCAGTGACATAGACATGATGCAGGGCAATTTTGGACCTTTGCCTATACATATGATGGGTCACGAAGGTGTTGCAGAAGTTATAGAACTAGGCGTCAGTGTCACAGATGTTAAAATTGGAGACTATGTTGCCACTAGAGGCGAGCCCGCTTATGCAGAACAGTATTGTGTTCGCAGTAAAGAATATGTAAAGATTCCTGAGTGCGATCCAAAATACATTTTAGAGCCCGTGGCTTGTGGTATTAACTGCATTACACAAAATCTAGACTTAATCAAATCTAAACAACGAGGAAGAATGTTAATAAACGGCACGGGCTTCTTGGCTCGTGTTATTGACCAAACCCTTAGGAACTTAGACTTAACATTTGAAATAGAAGTCCTAGGCACACATAATCAAGAATACTGGGGTTCACTACTTGTTAAACAAGCACGAGGCCATTATGATGTCGTCATTGATCTCAGTGCAAGAGACTTAGTTAATCAAGACATATTTGCCGCTAATGCAGTCTATGTCTATGCTAGTCAAAAGACCATGACCACAGATCTGCGTTACTTGCTTTGGAATGCAGTTACAGTAATTTGCCCTAGTCCTAGAACAGATAACTTTTATTCAGCAATGTTATTGGCCCGTGACTGGGTGCAAGCAAATAGTCTAGATGTCCAGGACTTTTGGACTCAAGCATACACAAGAGAGAATTTTCAAGAGGCCTTTTCTGATGGCCTAAATAGAAGCAACAATTACTCAAGAGGATATATCAAATGGCGTTAAGCACAGAACAAAGACAGCAAATCAAATACTTTACCGGAACAGAAGTAGAGCACACAGATATGTTGGGTGCTAAAACATTGTTTGTGGTCAGTGTGCAACCAGTTAAAGAAATCATCCGACAAGCCCAAGACTGCCAGCACATTTATCTAGGCACTAGTCAAAGTTTTCCTGGACAGCACAGTATGAAGGAATGGACGCTAATGATTGAACAATTATTGTCTTGGGGTTACACAGTTACCCTGGACTATGATTGCCAATATGCAGAACAAGTTACAAAACAAACCTGGAGCCAACATGCTAACTTTGTCAACATGGTCAGTGTATGCTTGCCTTACATTGAAAAAATGTCCGCAAGAACATTCATCAAACTAGATGATCAAACATGGGGTGCTACCAATCCAGGAGTATGGGTGCATAAGTTGCGGGATCTCAAAGATTACTCTGTGTTCACTGGTTGGAATGAATATCAACAAGACGGTGAATAAGAAAACCCCCCAAGGATTGCTCCCTGGGGGTATTCTTTTAACTTAGGAAGTGAACTATGCCTAATTCACAAGTGTATTATATCATATTCAGCGAGAATAATCAAGCGATATTGGACTAAATGTTCTGCAATGATAACCAAAAGTCACTTTTCGAATTTTTCTTTACCCAAAAGCAATCACAGCGTATGTCCCACCAACATTCTTCTTGGGGTAAGTTGTGAAAACGGTCAGCCCTGATGCCTAAATTGATTAGTGTGAGTGCATCAATGCAACGCCATTGTTCTTGGCTGTAATCTCTTAGTCTTGCCATGGAAGTGGTTTTTGGTCTTCACCGTTAGTAGGCGTTTCTTGTTGACCCAATATGTTCTTTCCTAACCAAATCAACATCACAGCATTGCCGCTGAGTGCTAGTTTGATCTGAGCACGTCGTAGACTATGCTTTAGGTCTTCTCTGCCCTTTTGCATTATATCCGCAAAATTATAGCGTAAAGTGTCTTCGTTGATGTCAAACCACTGTGCAATTTCTCTGTCACTGCAACCTAATGCGGCTAATTCATAGACATCTTTTGGCACTACCACACGCTTACGCAAGCCACGACCTACTTCGTAGCCCATGACTTCTACTGCCTTTAATTTCTTGCCTTTGGGACCAGTTTTGCTTGGATCTTCTTGGACTTCGACAAGAGACAATACTTCGTAGTCCAATTCAGGATCTAGATCACTGCTGTTTTCGGGAATCATTTCCATACTAGTATTTATTTAGGCACAAAAAAGCACTAGGGAAACTGGGCTCTTTGTTAGCGTTTTTGGACTTGTGCTACACTAGGGAATTTAACTATGTAATATCAATATATAATTCTCACACAATCAAATTCAACTGAATATCCAGTTCTCTTTTTCACTGCTAATCTCAAATCATACTCATTGACATGACTATCACATCTCCACCCATCATGCTCTAAGAAATACCTCACAGATAACTTATTCAGTTCAGTTCTAACTACATTCATCACACTTCGCTCTAGTTCGAAGTAAATCATCCACTTATCACGACTGCGTAATCTCAATGACTTCTCTGAACTCTTTATGGCATCCCAACATTTCTTGATGTCTTTGCGTAGTTCTTTGATCCAAGTGTTGTTCTTTAAGATTGCGAGTTTAGCCATGTCATTGTTCAATACATCAGCAATGGCATTGCCTGGACCTAACTTAGCACCACTGAACAATGCTGTGATTATCTGTTTGGCTTGTTGCTCAGTGCAGTCAAGTCGTTCTGACAGGGCTTGTCTGTATAACTGACGATCTTCTAAAAATGCTGTCAGTGTGGGTGTAGGACGAGTCATGCCCTCATTGCGAGCCTTTTGGTATATCAGTGTAGGCGCACAAGCACGGATGTCATACTCCCAATGATAACCTTGTTCAGCAAACAATGGTCTGCGGATTTCTGTGGGCAAGCGTTGAATGTCATTCCAAAGGCGATTTGACTTGTCCTTGTATTCAAATACACCACTTTGGATTTGTGTGCCGTATTGCTCTTTGGCCCAAGCAATACCCGTATTTTGGACTATTTCTTGGACTTGTGCTACACTAGGGAATTTAACTATATTAACAACATTATATAATTCTTGCAAAGCCAACACACCCTCAATGTTCAGTGTGTATTGCTTGCATAGCCCTTGATCCATGCTGTATCTATCTGAGTCTTTGACTAATAACTTTGACCTCAGCCACTTACTCAAGTCATGATTCTGTGTTCCAAAATGACGATCTAGTTCTACGCGAGCCCAAGCACGACCTTTGTTCTCACTGAGACTTGAACAAGCAAATCCCAAGGCTCTACGGATTCTCTTTTTGACTCTAGGATCATTGAGGTTAGGAGTATAAGTCATAGCCAAATTCTCCTTTGTTGTTTAGGAGTGTTAGGGCTTTTCATTCTATGCGAACTAATTTTGACACCTAACTTCTTAATTTCTTCTACATCTGATTTGTGTAGCCATTGGATGTGCTTGTTGCAGTCTTTACATCTAAGACTAGCATAATGATTAATCAATGTGTAGTATTCCATTTGAACATAGACTTCATGGCTGTCGTGATCAGTGATTCGAGTAATCATTTGCTCTCCAATGCATCTGCTATGCGTTTAAGTTGCCAACTGATACTGCTGAGTTGACGCACAATAGTATTGTAATCTTCTTGAGGTTCTTGCTTGGGGGTTAAAAAGTCTCGGGCTTCTGCATTATTTTGTGCGGCCAGGAATTCTTTAAGTTTTGACATTGTATTCTCCAATTATGTTACACGGGCTGTCGTTCGTGTAATGTATTTAGTGTAGCACAAATAAAACGGGTGTCAAATTGAATCTTACCAAATATCATTTTGGTAATGACTGGTTTGGCATTTGGATAAGTGTTTTTTCGCTAGGCCAGTCATTACCGAAATATAGCCAAAAAAAAAAGCCCCGGTCTTTTGGACTAGGGCTTTAAACAGCGTTGCACTGTTTTACTTGTTTCTACTATGACAAAGTCCTTGGTGACAGCCTAGGAGAAATAACAACGGAACTAGAAACAAGTTGCGGGCAGTATTGTGAGGAACCACTATGGCGTGTGGAAGGTTTCTTTTGAGTAATAAAGGAAAGCCCTTACTGCCCGCACAATTATTTATCACTGACAAAAAACATCAGGGAGATTTAGGCACAAACACACGGGTAATTGAATCCTCAGTTTCGTGTGTTACCCAATGACCTTCATTGATGATTTTTTCTACCAATTGGCTTTTGGTTAATTTACTAGGTGCTCGTTGCCTAGTTGCTTTTGGTGCAGTTTCTTTGTCCAACTTGGGCTGATACTTGCTTTTATACTTGCCTAGTTTGGGTTTGTAGAACTGCGTGAAGTATTGGTGGCTGACTTCTTTGTTTACTGTAAACAAGCCAGTCAATGGATCTTTGAAATGCTCACAGACTTCACAGTATTCGCGCCAATGACGCCCGCCACTTTCGTGTAGTTTACGCTGTGTTCTACGACCTTGTGGACAATGACGCCCGCAGTCATCACAGTCACGGGCTTGGACCTTAACTTTTAGTATTTCTGGAGGCACACTTTCATTGGGCTGTGCTTCACGCCAAGCCATTAAACGGTCATAGTAGCGTTTGACTTCTGAGTCCGTCATTTCTTCTAGTTCTTGTTCTGTGATTACGCCTGGATGTTCAATGCTTTTGGCTTTGGCACCTTTGACCACTGAATAACAACCATTAGGACCTGTTTGTGGTCTATGCCATTCTGAAACTTCTGAGAGTCGTTTGAGGAATTCTTTTTCGTTCATAACACTATCTATCATTTCTATAAATCGCCATCTAGGATTTTGGCTAGAAAAAACCTCAATGTTTACGCGGGGTTACAAGCGTTAAAAAACAAAAAACCGCCTTTGTTGGCGGTTATGTGTCTATGTATATGGAGGGCTTACAATTTTGTCAATAAAACGCCAATTAAACCCAATATGCCACAGACCACAGTTCCAGCACTGGTTATAACCACTGTGCTGATACTAGAACTAGATTTTTTGATGCTTTCGCTGAGTCCGTCAACTTTGGCTTCAACTGTTGTGAGTCTTTTTTCCAATAACAAATACCGCTGAGCGCAGAGGTCAACATGGAGGTCCAAATTAGTGCGTTCTGCTTCAACGGTATGAATGTCATTCATGATAAGAATCCTAGTGAACTAAGGCTTAGTGTGCGCCAGTCATCGCCATCATAGATGCAAAGTGCTGGTGCTGTTGAATCTCCATCAGTGGCAAATGCAATGTCTCCGGCCACTGGTGTAGCCAATGCCAAAATGTCTACTGTGGTCATTTGTTGCAAACGCAGAACATCACGAATGTTTACAATGCCATCAACTGGATTGATGACTTGCACACCAGCAGCCAATGTAATTTGGTTTGGAACTGCACTAGCGGGTATTTTACCACTGCCAGTTAAAACACATACACCATTGGCTTCGTTGGCCTCGTCGATGATTGTGTTTAGTTTTTGCACTGCATCTAACAGGTCAGCCCTAGCATTGGCTGGACTATCACTACTGCTGTCCAAATTTGTGGTGTTAACTGGTGTTGTTGGAAATGTCATTTTTAATCTCTCTCAATATTTATTTGTTCTAGAAAAAACCATTATCTTACACGGAGGTTTCTGCCATCCATATACATTTCTGGAAGGTATTCTATAAGTATGTCTACTACAGCATCACGGGGTTGATTATCTAGCCCATAAAGTGCAAAACTAATGCTGTCACTGGTTTTGTTAGTAACATGAGGTATAACCAAAGTAGATGTAGGCGCATCTGTTACATATACATCAAGTTGAAATGGCGTTACTTCTTGTGGAGTAATCTGCACATTGGTAATTGTGCCTACACTGCGGTTAAATGGCACAACATAACCTTGTGTTGATCCGTCATTGATGTCTACTGTGTTTAAATCATTGATAGCAAATTTGTTTTTGCCTTCAATGACACGAACTTCAATGCCAGTTATTTCTTGTGGATCAACCAAGCGTTCTACTCTAACACCAATTTGATAAAATCTAGTGTTAAAAGCCGCAATGCCTGAACTGCCTTCTAGTATTTGTGTTTCTAGTTCTTCTCCACTAAACACACCAGTGTCACTGGTATAGACATAGTAATCAACAATGCCATTAGCCTGTGTGTTTATGGTCAAGCAAAACTGTTTTACTTCAAATAAGTCTACTGGATCTAATAACCAATACATGTAATCATCAGTGGCTGTAGTCCAAGTAGTCCAAGATTCCCATGTAGACAAACTGCCCCAAGTGCCAGTGTCTGGAGCAGTAACTCGTTGATTTTCAAAATCAAATACGCCGTTGGCAGTTATCATATAATTGCTGATCCTCTATTTGCTGTTGGTGCTGTGTATGTAGCACTTGAAGAATTTGTAGTTAACAAATTACCATTTGCTAGACTTGCACGACTACCATTGTTGGTATCAGGTGTAATGTTACGCTGATAACCTGCATCAAATCCATCATAGGTTACTAATGGCACTGTCTGTGGCAGTTCTGTTGTAGTTGTTGCTGTGCCAGCAATCACTGGCAAACGAACGCACTGTGCTGATGTTCCACCACTGGTAGAAACAACCACAACATAATCCCAACCAGTTGCTGGTGTTGTTGAATTACCAAGACTACCACTTAGTGTTCTAAGAATCTTTTTGTTAGTAACTGCGGCCCATTGACCTAATGCGTTCAATAAATTTGCTCTAGCAGTTGCACTGGCAGTAGGCACTTGATAGGCTGAATTAAATTCTTCATGGCCTATAGGTCCACGCAAGTTTACCAATACATTACCGCTGGCCAATGTTGTTGCATTTGTGCCAGGCACAACATCAACATATTCCCAACGACCATAATTGTAATATTTGGCTAGATTGTTTGTGATAGTGCCATAACCACTGCCAGTGTTAGATCTACGATAAATTCTAACACCAGATAAACCTACAACATGGCTGACATTGTATTCAAGTTCAAAATACACATTGTTAGGTGTGTTGTTTGTGGTGTTGAACTTAAACACTTTGCGCCATAAGTTAATCACTGCTATAGGATCACTTGTTGGGAATGGAGTTGTTTGAATCGTAGACACTTCGCTGGTGTTAATGGTCTGCATTTTCATTCTTGAAGTCCAATCACCGTTGCTAGGATAATCTAAAGCACTTTGACGATTGTGAATCTTACCTTGCTGTAGAATACTGCGATATGCTTCTGTTTTAGCACCGCTATAACGAACTATCGGAGTCAACACAAATTGATATTCAACATCATAATTTACGGGATGACGAATTTGCCAAATGCCCGCGGTGGGTTGATTTACTGGTAGATAGTCAACAGTTTCAAAATTACTGGCATTGCCACCACCTAAAGGCACTGTTCTTGTTCTTACACGCACACCATACCAATTACTGCGATTGCTGATGTCTGGTGGATTAATTTCCCAAACAATAAAATTACCGCTAAGTGCATTGCCAGTGGTCTTTACATTGATTTCAATTTCGCGTGTGTCAACAACACTGGCTGGATCTTCTGGTTGTGGAGTATAGGCTGTGCTGAGTTCATTTAAAGCCAACACTGGTGAGCCACTGCCAATGCCAAAGCCAAACACAACAGCGTCAGTGGTGTTTTCAATGTCAGCGTTGACAAAACGAATTTGTCGTGTGCCTTCGCCGCCATCAGCATAGACAAATCTAAACACAAAGTCATAGTTGTCAGTGCTGTCATCAGGATTAGGATATGTTCTAACACCTAGATCTAATGCGGGTGTAAATGTATATGTTTCGCCTGGAAAATAACTGCTGTCAAAGTATTCAGTGTGTGATTTAAAGCCACTAGCACTGGTTTGTTTGTAATAAATTTTGACGCCTTTAATTTGATCCGTGAATGCTGAAGCATTGATGTCTTGACTGACAATAATGTTTAGACCTCTATCACTAGTAGGCACACCTGCTGATGCGTAAGTTGGACGTGCTTGAATAAAATCAAACAATGTGTCTTTTTGTGTTGGGTTAGGTGTAGTGCTAGGAGGTGCCCATCCACTTTGAACAATTTCTTCAAAGTCCGCGGGATTCTCTGTGCTGACTGCACCATTGACATTTAAGGCAAATCTTGTAATCACAGTAGAACTATTGCCATTGGTATACTTTACTCTAGCAATTACTGTATAAGGTGTTGAGCCTTTGATAAGTCCAGAAATAGTATGACGCACTAATCGACCACTGCCTGGAATATCGGTGTTAGTGACTAATCTATAAGTTGTTTCTGTGGAAATGTTACGCTTGAACCAAAAGTCCACACCAGCATAACTTGGACTATCTGGCTGTAAAAATTCAATATCAGCACTAACCAAATTGCCATTGGCAGTATATGAAGCCTTGTCAATCTGTATGTAATGATTAAACACTTCTACAACCGCTGGTGGAGGTGGAGGAGGAACTGTTACTGGGTTTTGATTCTGTTCGCCGTTTTGGTCACCAACACCACCGCCAGTTGGTCCAGTTGGGTCAGTGGCACCAGGAGGATTCAATGGGCTTGTAATTGTGCCACCGCCAATATAGGCAAAACTTGGTGGATACAAACTGAGGTCATAGTCAGTGTATGGGTAAATGATGCTTTCATACTTTGGAATATATGGAGGCAAAATAATGTCACGCTCACCAGCACGAGCATGTGGATAAATGCTGTCTGGGTTTAACACGCAACCTAGATCAAAACTGTAGTCATCATTGGCACGAATACTGACAATGCGCCAAGGAGTTGCACTAGGACCAGTTTGGAATGTTAGTATGTTGCCTTCGACTTGAATGTTGTCACCTGGCTCTAGTTCCATGGCTTGGCTAGTAACTTTGAGGTTCAGTGTTTCTTGTGTTCTGCTCTTAAAGAACAACAAGCGAGCCATGTCATAGGCCATAGCGTAGTTTGTAATTGTTGGCAATGTGGTTGAACCTTTGTTTACACGACCACCATCAATGACTTGGTATTCTAAACGCTCTGCTTCTGTTGTTGGATATGTGGCTGTGTTTGTTGCCCACTTGTTTAATGGATCAACATAAGTTACTTCATATTCAGTGTAAACACTGTCACGAGGCACACCACCCCATGCAATGTCACCAACAATATTGTCAGGTGTAAATGTTTGTGCAACCACAGCACTGCCACTTAGAATGTCTGTTGGGTTGCCAGCATCTTCTACTCGAAGTTTGTAAGTGCCTTGCACATATGGCATGTAACTGCGGCAACCTTGCAAAATAGTTTTGACATTGCTCATTAATGTTGCGCCAGTGTCTAGCACCATGTTGCAAGTTAAGATAGGACCCTTAACACCATTAACATAGGTTACATCTTGATTGTATTTGTCACGGGCTTTTTCAAAACTATCCCAGTCAATTTCCGTGTTGCTAAGGCCTTTGCCATAAAATGGATTACGCAAATAATCCAATAAGATGTCTGCTGGGTTTGTTGAATAACGCTCACGACCTGCATTGACATCAGTGATGTAATCACGGCTTTGAGCAGTGCCATCAATTGGAAGAACTCTGCGTCCTAGCAAATTAACTTTGACCATTGGAATTTGGCCAGTGAATGGATTGTTGTCAGCATCTTCTTGTGTTGTTACTTGGCGCCACTCATAACGCACAAACAATGTGGCCAAGCCATTGTAAGCATCAGTGGTTCTCCAACCTGGTGCTTCTTTCATAAACGCATTGTCACCTACTGGACTTGAACTTGCATTTGTGCCATATTGTTTGCCATACCAAAACTGCATCTTAACGCGGTCTTTATACTTGCCAGTGGTAACATTGACTTGTTCGCCTCTGTTCAATGCGCCAATAATTTCTGGTGTAGTAATGTCATTGTCATCAATCAGTAACTGGTGAATGCCTTCTACTGGGCCTTCGCTTAACACATAAGCCACCCATAGGTATTTGTTTTTGTCACTGCCAGTTGTGGCAAATGTAATAACACCACCTACTTGTCTAAATCCATAGACCACAGGAATGTTTACAGTGCCGCCACCTTGTTTTGTGATAACAACACCTTCTTCACGCTGTGCGTTACCAGCGCCATCATTGGGCACACCAAATGCACCCAGGAATGGTTTAGTAACGAATTCTAATACTTTGTTGACAATCTTATCGCCAACCTTGGTTGCACCAATACCAGCACCAATGGCTGCTCCTACTGGACCACCAATAAAGAAGCCAACTACGCCACCAATGATAGAACTAAACAATCCCATGGTTATTCCTTAATCCAAATATTTTTCTTTGCAAAGCCCAGTGAATCAAAAACATTGTTGTAGTCAACATTGATGTCACCACCTACAATCTGTTTACATTCAACTGTCTTTGCCCATAACTCAAACTCTTCTAATAACTGTTTTTCTAAGCCTTGATTTTGATGTGTTGGCAAAACATAAAAGAAGTTCACAATGGCAAACCTATCTCCAGTCCAATTGTCTTGAGCCACACAACCACCAATTACGCCTACAGGGCGTGTGCCTTGGTAAGCATTGAGCCAACAGTGTGTTGCACGGCTCATGTGTGTTTTTACTGTTTGTATGAGATTGTTTTCATCGTAGTCAATGTTTTGTTCACTGACTTGGTAATCTAATACAACAAGTGTAGATTCAAGTTCTTGTGGATTTGGTTTGCGTATGATCATAGTCTGCCCCAGCGGTATTCAGTGTTTGCAACAATACCAGCCTTTTCTAGGCTAGTGTCATACTTAACACCTTGGAACAACCAATTACTTTCATTATTGGTCTTGCGTCCAGCAGTGCGTTCAAAGTCCGCAAAAATGCTTGAACAGTCAATGGTAATTGACGCAGTTCTTGGTGCTTCAATGGCTTGAAAGTTATAGATCTGTCCATCAAAGACCATAAGTGGGGTGTCTAAGATAGCCCCAGTTGTTTTACTTAGAAATGCCTTCCACACAACAACACGACTGCCTTGAATATAGTTGCTGAGTAGACTTTGTTTTGTGTTTTCGTCTAAGGCACTTATTACAATGCTAAACTTGCCTACCTTAACATCAATGTTTTCTTCTACAGTGTTAAAACCAATAAAGTCACCTTGGCTGGTATAGGTAATTGTGCCGCTTGTTGGTGCAGTAGAACTATCCCATTCAATGTCATATCCACCATTGCAAAAATAAAGTGGATCACCAGCAAGATGCAATTCTACTAGGTCAACACTAAAAAACGCATCACTGTAAAATGCGTTGCGAGCATTAGGATGTGTTACTGAGTAATTCTTCATTACCAAACTTCCCTAAATGACACTTCAATGCTAGTCATGCCACCAACACCTATACTCCACTCATCTGCTTCTTGGTCAAGTATAACTGTGAATGGCACTGCGTTTATGGTTAATACTTCATCTACTACAACATTGGCTACAAGTTTACCACTGAAATATAGGGTTGCTTCACCACTGCCATTACTGGTAACATCATCAGTGACCATGTAGACTTTGCTGTGATTAGCAAATTTAAAATAGTCACCGGCTTTAAAAATGGCCTTGTTGTTGCCAAGACCTTTTAGTGCTACACTGAATGCGCCCTTGCTGGCAGCAGTTTTAACCTTGGCGTTGCCTACGGCTTGTGCGTAATCAGCGGCTTTGTTGTAACTGATCTTTGGCAACACAATTTGAAAACTTTCTAACTGACCGTATTGCTTGGCAATGAATGCTTGAATAGGTGCAACTTGACTTGGAGTCAACATTGAATACTTGCCATCAAATGTGTAAAAACTTGTGCCAAAGCCAGCACGGCGTTTACGACCATTTACAGTTTCTGTTGTTTGCGTTGGTGTGTTGACTCTAAAATCAACACTGGTAAACTCTGGGCTACTTGGGTATGTTCCACTCATTTTAATATCCTCTTCTTCCTGACTCTAGCATTGCATCACTGATCACTGAGCGGATCAGTCCTCTGCGACTTAACAACAAGTCATCAAAGCCAGCAGTGTCATTGGCAGTGATGTTGAATGTAACATTGACTGCGCCACCGCCACCTAGGTCTCCATTTCTAGTTATAGATCCAGTGGTGTTAGGTGTAAACAATTCTGGTCCGTTCTCACCAACCATGTATGTTTGACCGCCCATAACTGGACCACCTAATTGACGTCCACTGTATTGTTGACTGCGGATCTGTGCAACTTGTGCCATACCCATGGCCACTGCCGCACCTGCCGCAATAATACTGAATGGGAATGGATAACTTGCCAGTGCCTTTGTAGCCGCCATGTAGGTGTTCATGATAGCATTGGCAATGTTAAATGCCTTTGCGGCTTCAAATGCTTTCTTGTTTTGTGCGCCTAGTGCTGAGAACATTTGTCCGGCTTGCTCTAAGGCAAACTGTGCTTTTTGCTCTTCAGTTTTCATCATAAACTCAGCGTAGGTCTTGGCTTGCTCTTGTGTTTTGCCTAGACGCATTTGTTCTGCTTGAATTGCAGTTTCACGCTGTTGGCGTTCTGTTTGAATTTGGCTAATGTAAAGTTGATTCTGTTGATCAGCGTAGTTGCGTTTTAACTGCAAGACTTGACGCTGATATTCTTCTTCATTGATTAACTTAGCATCAAGGTGTGCTTGCAATGCTTCCATGTCCATTTGGTATTCTCTACCAGCCGCAGACATTGGATTTAATTTTTGTTGAACACCAACACCACGCTGAACTGCTTCAATCTTGGTCATTTCACCTAAGACTTGACGGCGTGCTTGTTCAATGGCCAATGTTTCTCTGTTTTGTCTTGTAAGATCTGCGGCACGACGAACTTGTGCTTCTTCTTCACGTGTCAAGGCACGCTTTAATTCTAGTCTGCGTTGATCAACGGCTTCTTGTTCTGCACGAGCATTCAAGTCCATAATGGTCAAGCGTTGTGCTTCCATCATGGCTTGTGTGTTTGTTCTAGCCACATCTTCCATGACTTTAGCAGTTAATTTTCTTGCTTCTGTTTCACGGATAATGTTTTCAATGGTCTTTAATTGACCAGCACTGGCTTGTCCTTCTAACTGTTTCTTAATGGTTAGAAGTTGATTTTGAATTTGGTATTCGTCGCTGGTTAGGCCACTGATGGATAACTGTGCGTTTAGATCTTTGAGAATGTCTTTGTATTTGGCCGCAACACCACTTAACTGTGTGGCTTGCTTGCCAGTTTCTTGTTGTGCTTGCTGTGTGGCTTGATTTAGTTGCTGTTGACCTTGTGTAACATTGGCAAGAGCAGTAGTGGCTTTGTTGTCAAATTCTTCTAAAGACTTATTGTAGGCAGTAAATGGATTATCTCCACTAACAGCGGCCTTGATTGCCGCACCAAGTCCTACCAGTCTCTTTATTAGAGCAGCCATGGCTGCTTCAGCGGCATCAACCACTGGTTTTAATACTGGACCTAATACATCTGCAAAATACAATGCCGCAGCCGAAGCCGCCGCAAACAAACTAATCACTGGAGCAAAATAAATGGCCAATGCACCTAGTGCAACACCAATGACTTTAATCACAGGAATTAAGTTTTCACCGTTGCTGGCAATCTTGTTAGCAATGTTGGCAAATGTTTCACCAAAGCCACTGGCATTGTCTATGGCCAGCACTGTGGTTGCAAAAGCATTTTGAATCCTTTGCATACTTTGACCAATGGTCTGACTGGTCTTGCCACTCATCTTGTCTAGGTCACTCATGCTACGAATCAACGCATCAGTGAAGTCCTTGGCACCAATCAATCCCTTTTCTTTGAGTTTGATTAATTCAGCAGTGGTTACACCCATGTTCTTGGCAACAAGATCCATAACTGGACCGCCCAAGTTTTCCATGATAGTTGTAAATTCATCACCGTTGACCACACCCTTAGCAAGGATCTGACTGAACTGATACATAACACTGGCACTGCCTTGAGCACTAGCACCACTGACCTTTAAGGCTGTGGCCATGGCATTTGTAACTGTGGTTACTTGTGCTTGACTATAACCCATCTTGTCAGCGTTCTTGGCCACTGAAGCATATAAGTCACCAGTGGCGCTTAGACTTTGACCTGTCTTGTCAGCAATGGCTCTAATGTTTGACATGGCCATGTTGAAATCTTCTTGACTGCTGGTAGCCACACGCAGTTTATTCTGCATGTTTTGAAGATTATCAACAAATGATATCAATGATGATCCAGCAAGCGCAGAAACAATACCACCTAGTGCAGTTTGCATACTGTTAAGGCTTCGATTGGCCTTGCTGACTGCTCCTTCAATAGAAGATAGCCTGTCTGTGAGACCTCTTATTGCGGCTTGTGCTTGCGCGGTATCCGCCGTTATTCTAATTTGACTATCTGCCACCTTTGCTCCTTTGCATCATCTTTTTATGCTCTTCGTGTTCCATTTTGTAGAATACCAGCCAACCCGCAAACTCTGCTGTGGTCATCTCCAAAATTTCTTCAACTGTGCGACCCAGATCTTTTGCCAGTCTATAGGCAAACATCAAGTCTGGATCGCTTTTTAGTTTTTTTCTACTTCTGCCTGGTCACTGAACTGCATATTTGCAATGTTCATTTCGCCAACAACACGAATCACAACATTAGGATCAACTTCGTTCATGAACACAATTTTATCCATAGGAGTAAACATCTTAGTGCCATCAGCATTGCGTGCCTTGACAATCAGTGTTTCTACTAATGCTTCAACTGTTTTGCCTTGCTGTGCAAGTTCAATTAGTTTGGCTTCTTCTTTAAGAGTGTTGCTTTCTTTGAAGTAAATGTCTGTTTCCCATTCAGGAACATTAACTTTCTTCATATCTCCGCTGATCTTTGTGCGAAAATGCGCTGTTGCTTTTTCAATAACTTTTGACATTTAATTCTTCCTTTTGATTTCTGTTAAACTTGGTCCAACGATACCTCGTGGTGCTTGTTTTGATCCACGCATACCACGAGGTGTCATATGTCGCCCCTTATCTAAGACGGGCACATAAGGCACTTTGTTTTCAATAACAAAATTGTCTTTGCCCACCTTCTTGCTCCAACCTTTTCTTGCAGTGCCTGTATCTACTGGTGTTCTTCGCTGAACAGTAGAATACAGGTCTTCAGCAAGACGACTCACGGCGCTCCCGAGTTCTTTGTCTACTTGATTAATCATTGCAGACAAACCAACCAATTGGACTTTAAAAGTCATTATGCCCAGCCTAGACTTCCAGTGCCTTGGAATGAAATACTTGCTTCAATCATTCCATCAAAACTACCATTAACTGTGTAACCAGTAACGATAACTTCACCACTCCACTTAGAGCCAGTGCCTTCTGGGTAGATTTCTAGTGTAACAACTTTGTTTGTTGCACCAACACTACCAGCAGTTGGATTTGCATCTACTGTGGCAAAATGTGCTGGATCCCAATAGACATCAGCAGTTCCACTGAATGTAGAAACACCTTTGACATATTGACGTGTTGAATTACCCATAACGGTTTTTTCAATTGTGTCAGCAGTTGATTCAATTGAATAACTGCGAACTTCTGCTACTGTTTGAATTGTTCCAGTGTCGTCATCTAATTTAACAACACCAGCATTACCTGTATAAACTGCCATGTTAGTCTCCTATTAACCGTTGGTTGCGTATGTTAGTGCGCCAGTTCCTTGGAAACTGATGCTGGCTTCGATCATACCATCAAAACTACCGTTGATTGTATAACCAGTGATGATAATGTCACCGCTCATGATCTTGTCAGAGCCACCAGTTTCACCTTCTGGATAAACTGCTAGAGTTGCACCACTATCACCAACACTGGCAAAAATTTCACCGTCAATGTTGTTTGTGCCAGTAAAGTGTGCTGGATCCCAATACACGTCTGCTGTGCCACTGAAACTGCTTAGACCTTTTACATACTGACGAGTAGAATCACCCATTACAGTCTGCTCAATTGTATCAGCAGTCATTTCGATACTATAACTTCTTACTTCTGCTACGGCCGCCCCATTGATTTTGATGGCACCCGCGTTGCCTACGAATGATGACATAATTAATCTCCTTTAATGTCTTCTGTGCCAACCTCTTCAACTGAGGAAACTTCCTCAACGGCGGGTTTGGGCTTAGCCGTTTTCTTTGGGGGTTTCAATGTTGCAGTAATTTCTACAACCACTGGCTCCCATCCATATTGACGATAAAAGTCAACCTTGTCAACTTCTACCATTTGTGTTTTGTTAGTGCCTGGTTTATGCACTTTGATATATTTTTCCATTAGTTGTTACCTCTTGTGTAATTGTAACGAACTTCTAATCTAATCAGTATTTCTGCCAATGGCGGCATGCGATCAATTACTTCAATGTTGGTAATTTGACTGTCCATGACACCGCTGGTGCGTAGACCAAAATAACGATCTTTTTCTAGTTGTTCTTCTAGTGCTTCTAGTAATTCATTGCGTTTTGTGTCTAGGTCATTGCCACGAACATAAGCACGGACTTCAAAACGAATATTGCCAGTTCTGCGCCCTACACTGGGTGCTCCAAGTGTAACTGTTTCGCGTGTTTCTTCACGCATGGTAACTAGAACTGCGGGGAATTGTGTGATGGCAATCTCAAGCACATTGAATGGCTCAACAGTAACAAATGCTACTCTTGGCTCTTCTATTTCTTTGATTGCTGTGACTAGATAATCAGCGATTTGCTGTCTTAGACTTTGACTCATCTGCGTAGCCTCTGTGTATCACGACCTTGAACTTCTGTTTTGTATTCATAAGTGCTGTCACCGTCAGCGTCATATTTGACACCTTCGCGCAACACTAGATCCATTTCGTGTTCAAAGCGGCCTTGATAGTATTCCATCATTACTTGGAACTTATCTGGCTCCGCACCACTAAACTGTGTTAGTTTAGAGCAAATGTGATATGCTAGTGCGTGATATACAGTGGCTTGAGTCCATTGAGTTTCGTCAAGTTTGTCGAAATCAATGTCTGTGGTAATACCTCTTGCTTTGGCATAGGCCAGCCACCAACGCACTTTAAGGACTCGTTTGACTTCAGTTTCGCTTCGTTGGAGTTCAGCATCAAAGTCTAGGACTCCATAGTCCTGTATTGTGGGTTCGACCTGTAATAGGTCATCAAGGGTAGCAAATGCCATGTCAAGAAGTCCTTCTTCTGTTAGTTAGACGCGAGTGAAGTCCTACTTCACTGCTATAGATGTATTTAGTCCAAGCCTAAAAAAAGCCAAGAAAAAGCCCAGGAATCTGTGTTAGTAGCACAGCCTGGGCAAAGGTAGTTGTCAGAACTACTTTATAGACTTCTTAATGAGTCCTTTATAATTTTTGCTATTGTTTTTTTCGGAACATTAAATTTTATAGACAACTGTTTAATCATTCCATGTTTTTTATTTGCTGAATTGTATTCACTTTCAATTTGATCTAATAAATGAGCATACTTTTTTGATTTATGAGGTTTTGGAAAATTGTGCCTACCTTTAGCAATCATGTCTTGTATGTTATCTTGTTGAGTGCCAATCCATAAGTGATCAGGATTAACACATACAGGATTATCGCACCTATGACAGACACATTCTTTTGGGTTTAAAGAAATGTTGTTATGATATTCATAACTCCATCTGTGTGCTTTAACATCTTTGCCTTTGAAAGAAAAAACACCGTAACCTTTTGTGTTTTTGGCTGCTTGCCATTCCCAACAATCATTAACAGTATTGACTTTAACTTTGTTAAAAAATCTATCCATATGCTGATTATATAGTCAAACAAAAAGGACCACAAAGATCCTTTTTGCCAATCTAATGATTACTTAGATTACGCTGGGTCTACTAATGAACTATCAGCAGTGATTTTCACACCGTATGTGTCATATAGTTCGCCAACGCCATAGTGAGCAGATGCCACGATGTCGTCACCAAC